GCCGGAGCGCTGGCCGGGTGCCCAAGGATCGCCGGCCGAACCGTGAGCATCCGTAATCATCCGTGCGCAGATCAACACGGATTACCCTCGGGTTCCATCCGCGAATCGGAAGCCGCGAAGCCTTGAGAGTGTGGCTGTAGGTCTTGACTCAGGAGGGGCTTGCTCAGGTGGTAGTTCAGGGCTATGCTCACCTTGTCGGAAATTCGACACCACGTTCGACGCGGACTGAATCCACCTTCGACCCATGCCAAGCCTCGACAATTTGAAGCACGAAACAATCGCCCGCCGATTGGCCGCAGGTGACAATCAGACCAAAGCACTGATTGCAGCAGGGTATTCGGCCAAGTCGGCATCACAAACGGCGGTCGGAGTGCTTAAGAAGAACCCTGCCATACGCCAAAGGTGCGAGGAGATACGCGCCGCCACCAGGGCCATGGAAGAGCGTTTCAATGCCTCCCGCGAGGGCAAAAAAGAGATCACCAGGGCCTACGTTCGAGGTACGCTGCAAGAGGTCGCCGAGCGCTGCATGCAACACGATCCGGTGCTCGTGAAAGGGATCCCAACCGGCGAGTATCAGTTCGACGCGGCCGGCGCAACTCGAGCTGTGGAGCTACTCGGGCGCGACCTGGGCATGTTCGTCGAGCGCAAAGAGATCGGTACGCCTGGCGCCTTCGCCTCGATCGAGGAGCGCCGCGAGGCCGAGCGGCTGCTTAAGCTGAAGATGGTCAAGTTGGGCATGGCGAGGCCGATGCGCCTCGTCGGGTCGTCGTCGGCTGCGACTGTTGAGAATTCGACACCTGTTGACTGTCAATATTCCGACACTAAGACTACTGTCGAGATTCCGACACCAGAGATCGAAGCCCCGGATCAAACCGGGGATTCCGAGCCCGAAGCGCCCTCGACGCTGGCCGAGCGCGACCTCGCGCCGCTGCCGCCGGGGATCCTGGAACCGATCAAAGGCCAGCCAGATCCGGCGAGCGTTGAACGGCTGAAGCCCGCACCAGTCGTGGCAACCCAAGCTGTCCAAGCAGTGCAGAAGGTCCCAGGCTGGGGCCGAAAGCCATACGAGCCGCCCGTACCGCGGCCTCCGCTCGGTCCGGATCCGGGCCCAGGCCCCGAGCGCGGCGCCTGGCGTGCCGAGATGCGCCGGCGAGCGAACCTCGACGTGCGCGACGGTACGCCGAACACCTGCGATCGGCACGGTCATCCGCTCAAGGATAAGCCGTGAGAGCCTGCCGCGGCTGCCACATCTCGATCAAGTTCGGAAGCGGAACCGAGAGTGGATGGCATCCAAACGAACCAAGGAGGCATGATGATCTATGCGATTCAGGCCGGCGACGGCGGGCCGATTAAGTTTGGTGTGGCCGAGAACCCGGCGGGCAGACTTCGTGAACTCCAGACTGGAAACCCGGAGCGGTTGCGGTTGCTGACCTCGGCACCAGTTGCTGGCGACAAGGAATGCTTGATCCACCACCACCTACGCGATGAGCGAATGGCTGGAGAATGGTTCAGGCCAACGACCAAGGCATGGAATGTTGTGTGGGCACTCGAACGTCAGGCGTTCTACACGCAGGACCACGAGCTTGCAAACCACATCTATGACGCAGAACCAGAGTCGATGGATTGGTTCGCAAAGCGGTTCGACCTGCGTTGACCTCTGGCCGATCGCCCCTTCAGCAGAGGCCGAAGAGGCGAGACCCCTCCCCGGGGTACCCCCTCACCTACCCCCAGGCCGGCCCCGGGAGGCGGAAAAGAGGGCGGCAGAGGAGGCTCCAGAATTCATTCCCCCTCACCCGACTTTCCCTCTTTTCCCAATTTATTTTTTTCTCCTGTCGAGATTTCAACACTTGTCTTAATCCGTGACAGGTACTACATTGTGGTATGTTTTGAGACTATCGTGCAGTTCTTAAAAGTGAAAAAACGGTGAAGTTTTGGTGAGGAAATCGTGAAGTTATCGTGAATCGCAGATGACGCTGACAACAATCGCCGTGAATCATGGACATCGTGAGCAGTGGCAGGGTGCACGCGCAGTTACTGACCGAGGGCTTCTCCTTGCCTGATGAACTGCTCGAGTTGGAGTGCGCCTACATCGAGGCGGCGCTCTATCTTTCCGGTGGTGTGGTCTCGCGTGCTGCGCGGTCCCTCGGAGTTGGGCGCCCGGCGCTGTACGCGAAGATGAAGCGTTTGGAGAAATGGAAGACGAAGAGGGGTGGAAAAAAATTTCTATTTTTTCGGGAGAATTGAGTGGCTCTTGCGATTGACCTGTTCTGCGGCCTTGGCGGCTGGACCGAGGGTCTGCTTGCCGAGGGTTGGGACGTGATCGGCTTCGACATTGAGCGCCACAACTACGGGACTGGCGGATACCCGGCGCAGCTTGTACTTCAGGATGTGCTTACCCTGCACGGAAGGCAGTTTAAGGATGCGGCGCTGATCGTCGCAAGTCCGCCCTGCCAGGAGTTTAGCTACATGGCTATGCCGTGGTCAAAAGCGAAGGCGCAGCGCACCGCGATATTGGCCGATCCTGCCGAGCGCAAGCGTCTTACCGCCCTGTTCGACGCCTGCTTTCGGATTCAGCGCGAGGCAATCGAAGCTGCGGGCCACTTCATCCCGCTGGTAGTAGAGAATGTGCGCGGCGCAAATAAATGGGTGGGTCGGTCACGTTGGAACTACGGATCGTTTCATCTTTGGGGCGACGTGCCGGCGCTGATGCCGATGACAAAATCAATCAAGAACAACGGCGGATCATGGTTTGCCATTGCCAACAACACGACAAGCGGGCATAGTAAGAATCCAGTCCTCGCTTGCAGGCCAGAAGGTTCCCGGCTTCCGCTTCGGTAGCGGGAAGTCGTTTCAGACGGCGAGCGTTGAAGGCACAAAAACGATAGGCCACGCGAACATCCGCGACGGCCATTCGCACACGCGGCACCTGACGAATCAGGCGAAAAGCGATGGTGTGAAACAAGGTGGCGATTGGTTCAATGCAGAGCAACCATCTCTTTCGCGTATGACGAGCAGCAAGAGCAACGCCCGCAAAGCCGCCTCTGCCGCAATTGCCAAAATTCCGTTCGCGCTTGCCCGCCATATCGCCAGAGCGTGGAAGCCGGAGGCGGCATGAGCGCCTTCGAAACGCTTGAGCGCACCGGGTGCGATGGGTCGAAGGTACAGGCCCTTGCACGGCGCGTTGCGCAGATTGACCGCAGATGTACGACCTTTGAGATCACCCGCGCCGAGCGCGACGACCTCCTCCGCGACGCCATGGACATGACCCAGCTCGAGCGCGATGCCTGCACGCTGGAAGAACTGCGGGCCTTGGACGAAGCCGCAGCCTTGATTGCCAAAGTCCTGAAGTTGGCGTAACGTGACATTTTTGGAGGCACCATGGCTAACGAACTGACCCTATCTGGCCTGCGGATTCAGTTTGCGAAGGCAAACGTTCCGAGCGTGGATTTTTCCCCACCCTCGCTCTCGGTGACGGTGACCGGGACCGCGAACATGGACAACACGCAGATCGTCGGCTTTGCGGCCGAGGAAGCGATTCTGCTTGGGGACTGCACGACCGGGGGCTACTGGTATGTCCAGAACATGGACGCCACGAACTTCGTGAGTCTGAGAGCCGCCACCGGGGCCGCCGACATGATCAAACTCCTGGCCGGTGAGTGGGCGGTATTCAGGTGCCCGGCCACGGCACCCTATGCGATTGCCGACACCGCGGCGGTGAAGGTCCGTTTCGTGCGATTCGCGCTGTGATGGACAGCGAAAAACTCAAAGCCAAATACCAGGTGGTCGAGACTTTCACCGACCGCGTGCTCGACCGGCTGGCGCTCGGGCCGTTTTCCGCTGCTGTCGCGGCCGCCGTCTTGCTCGGCGCAATCGCGTTTGGGATCTGGGTTTCGCGGTGAAGTTTTCGGCTTGACAAGCGCCAGCCATTAGGATGAAATGCTTGCGCGGGATGGTTGCTGGTAGCCCAGAGGGTCCCATAAGCCCTCGACCGCGAGTTCGATTCTCGCTCCCGCAACCAAGAATAAAACAGCCGCTCGTCGGCTATACCGCGCGGGGCCG